TTGTGTTGTTACGTCGGTGTTTGTAATATAATATTTTGTAGGATCGCCGTCAAAAACAATCACAGATCCTACTTGAGGAAGATCTCTAAAACTGTTAATTGTTATAGTTTGATTTGAAGTAAGATTAGCTTCAACTGTTGCTATTACTGAATAGCCACCACCTACTAATACTACATTAGGAATTTCTGTGTAGCCTGATCCATTTTCTGTCATACTGATAGAAGTTACTACACCAGTGGTAATATCAACTGAAGCAACTGCTGTTGCTTGTACACCGCCTACTGCTGATGGTGGATCTATAACAACTGTAGGAGAACCGACATAGCCAGCCCCTTGGTTAATCACGCTGATACTTCCAACTGTAGAGCTGTATTCTTGTGCAGGTCTTGCTGATGTATACGGAGTGTCAAATACTCCATCAGCAAGCAAGCCGTATGTGCCAAAATCGCTAACCGAGTTAGAAATAGACAGATAACCACCGTTGGTGGTTAAGAAACCTGTTCTACAAAAAACAGTAAAGCAGCTAACAATCTGTGTGTATCCAAAGTTTGTAATATGGAAACCTATACCACCTTGTGCAATTTGTGTAAATGCGTCAGCGACCATAGAAAATACTAGAGAACGTTGGTCATATTGTGCACCATCTACCAACATGCCGTTGCCGCCGCCGGTCTCGTTAACACGTTTGGGCAGTGGAACTCTTTCGTCATTGATTAGTGGTCTTGCTGAAGGTTCTACACCTTCAATTTGTACTGTTTGAAACGGAACAAACTCTGTGCCGTCATTTAGCCAAGGACCATTCAAGTTAGAACAGTTTTGTACATATGGAGAAGTAGTAACCAAAGCACCTGGTTTGATTTTTACACACCAACCCGGATCTCTAAGTCCTCTAAAAGTTATTTGATATATGTAACAAGCATTATCAACATAAAAAATGTCCTGTTGATTGTTTAAAGGCCAAATCTGAGTGTTACGTAAACTAAAGCCACGAACTGTTTGTCTTTGCTTTAAAGTTATTGGATTGTTTTCGTAATAATCGCCTGGTGCTATCTGTATAGTTGACCCAGCTGGCGCTGCTTCTACTGCTGCTTTAATAGTTCTTTTTGCACGATCGGGGGTAGGTCCTAATCCTGAATTATTGTCGTTGCCTTCTAATGAAACATAGTACGTTAACTGATTTTCTTCAGCACCAGCAATGTTTCCGGTTACCCGTAAGTCGCCTGTTATGTTTACAACACCACTTGAAGGTTTGATATCAACGTTGCCATCACTTGTAATAACAAGCTGTTGATCTCCTATATTTCGTCTGTGTAATACTTGATCTTTAATATATCTCATAAGCTTATACTTCTAAATAACTGATGGTAGTTGACAACTTGTCAGGATCTGTACTGATCATAATAATTCTATCGTTTTCTTCTAAAATTATTCTTTCAGTACTTAGTGTAAAGGTTTCTTGTGCAGGAACCGAGACGTTGTTTAAAATTTTGTTTGTGTTGCTAACTGAGCCGCCAACGCCCTGTGTTATGTACATATCAAATGCACTGTCGTTTGACTGATCATTGCTCGAAGCATAATTACAAACCAAGATAGTTGTTATAGCCAACCTTTTATTAGCTGGTACTTGTAAAACTGTTGTATTAATTTCTCCGATTAAGCTGCTTGTAATTGCCATCTATTAATTCCTTTAAAATATTATACTATACAACAATGCTTTATTTCTACTAACTAATTCGTCTGAAATTCCAGAGTCATGTTTAAAATAGATACCAGTGCCGCCATCACCAGCAGCGTTTGCATAAACTGCTACTCCGTCTCCGGGTGTTAAAGGCTCTGCTTGGTTTGTTAAATTAAAATGTGTGTCTACCTGAACAACTCCAGTGCCGTTTGGATTAATTATTACATTTTGATTTGTACCTGTTGACGAAATTGTATTGCCACTGATACTGATAGAGTTTAAATCAATTCTATTTGAAAATACTGTGGCTTTTACCACTCCATCAACTGTAAAGGTAATTTTACTTATTGCATCGCCGGCTGCTAGATCTGATACTTCAACTTCTGTATCACCTAGTGGCTTATCTAGTTTGTACGGAAAATTATAAGTTGTGAACGCTTTAACATAATCCTTAACAGATTTAATATTAGGTATTATATCGTCGTCGTTTGGATTAGACAACCCATCAGCATTTAACGGGTTTGGAGTAATGTTTGATCCTGTATAAGGAAACACTTGCTTTTCATAATCGGTTGTACCACTTACAGATACAACTGATGTTATTGCTCCTGATCCAGTAGGCCCAGATCCTAACAGTATTAAATTATCACTATTGTATGTACCAATAAAGTTAGTATATATACCGACTAAATCATTGTTGTCATTCGCAAATGTATAGGCACCGGAAGTCTGCCCTCCAGTTTGCGAATCTTTAAAAACTTTTGTTTCATCAAATAAAAGTAGTGCGTCTGGTCTATTACCACGATTTATAATAAGTCCGGCATTTCTTAAATAAATGCCGCCTGCAGGTTCTGGATATCCAGTATCGCCTGAATTCAGGGTTATTGTATTATCGGTAATAACAAGTTCGCTGCTTTCGATAGTTGTAGTAGTGCCTTGTACAACCAAATCGCCGCTGACATTTACACTTGAATCAAGTGTTACAAATCCTGACGGTTTGACTTTAATTATGTACTCGTCAACACCAAACGCAGCTACTTTTTTTGATGACATTTTTTATCCTTACGCTACAGGAGTTAATACAATGTAATCGTTTGAACTATCGTTATCTAGCACCCATGTATATCTGTTACCAGAAAAATCAGTAGCAACACGCTTTGTGATTTTACGGATATTGATTTGCGCGCCAGAGTTTGATAATAAAACTCCCCACATTCTCATTTCATTTGCAGCATTAGGTGTGCTGTTTTGTAAAACATAATGATCGTAGGTAGAGCTAGTTCCGATACTGCCTACACGAGTGCATTGAAAAGTTTTTGCACCACGTTGTTTTATAATTACACCGTCGGTTCTTAGCGAACCGTCATAAATTTCAACTCTTATACCAGTATTGGTTGTTGCGTATGTGCCGATGACATCTACGCCAAGCACATCTTTTCTAAGTGGACGTCCCATTGGTTTCTCCTTAATTGACGTTTTAGGTCTACGCGGTGGGTATCCGCATAAGTCTGCCTTACTGGCGTTCTCTAGACATATGTATTTATCAAATAAGTAGAAATGGGTTATATACCCATAAAAAAATCCGCACCAGGCGGATTATTTTGAAAGTGTTGCTAAGAATTCTAACTTAGATATTTTTTTGTATATTAGATCTGCTTCATGCTTTATTTTTTCTGCTCGATTAAAACAACCAACAGATTTTTTTTGAAAGTGTTGCTGCATATTCTTTTGATATTGAATACGCATATCTTCAAATGTTTTTTGAACTTTATAAATTTGTGGAGCGTAACCAGGGTGTTTTTTACGCCATGACTTTAGAGTATCAATGCGATCGTTCCAAAAAGTATCTTCATCCATTGTAGCCCTCAATCTACTGTTTGATTTAGATACTTTTTGTAGTACTCTTTTGTGTCTTTGTCAACTACTTCTTCAAATATTTTGTTAGAATATTTGACGAGATAAAAGGTCATTTGTTTATCAGTTAACCAAACAACTTTTCCGCCAGCATGAAAACTACTTATTTTAGACCAAACAGCATAACAGCGTTTGCGGTCTTGATTTTTAGGTGTTTTAGGAGCCTGTGCTTCCCAAGGTTTTTGTTTCATGTTAACCTTAAAATGTGACAGTGGAAGAAAGCGAGTAATAAGCCAAGCAATGTGCAAGAAACAAAATGCAACCCACAATGTGCAACGGAATGTTTATTTCTAGCGAACAAAGTGCAGACCAAATGGTGTATAAGGTATAATATACGCTAGAGCACACAAACTGTGGAGGCTAGGCCGGAGCCCAAGCCGTTGAACATGTTTCATCCAGAAACGGACAAACTTATCCTCTTTTCTTTCCTCCTACTGGGTAATTTACGGGTACTCTAAGAGTCTAACCCGCTTAACTACCAAAACTTAAATAATTTTTGCGTCAACTAGAGCATCTACAGTGTCAGCTGAAAGTTCAATTTCAGTTGCAACGTTCAGTTCTAGCAGTGAATCCTGCAAGCTAACTTTGCGCTTCTTGTAGTCAGCAACAGTTGTTTTGTACTCATCAATCTGTGCTTCATCAAAGATGCTTGTACGTACAACGTCTTCACGGCCGTAATATTGATCTTCACCGCGTCCTTTAATCTTACCAAGTTTGCCCACAATAACGTCGTTCTCCAATGCAGGAGAAACCTTTGCAAGTTTACCAAAGAAAGCAATTTCTTTTTCAACAAGTGCTACATCAGCAAGCAGGTTGTTAATGCCTGCGATAGCGTTTGCATTTGCAACTTTACGACGGATGTCGTAGATTGCATTTTGCAGTTGGCGGCGAGTTTCAAGGTTTGCCTCAAACCGCGCTTTAGCCTCAGCAATCTTTACTGTAGGCTTTTCAAATTCATTAATCGAAATCTCATTCGAGAGATCCAGTGCTGCAATTGTTTCAACAAGTGCGGTTTGTAGTGCGTTTGCCTTACGAAGCGAAATTTTCATCTTCTTTGCCTTCCTTATATAATTGTTAACTTAACATTAATATAACACAGCAATCCTACAAGTCAAGATTTTTTTTTGATAAAAAAATAGGCCCCGAAGGGCCTATTATTTTCTATTACTTCAACTATTAGCTGAAGCTTAGGTTTGCAGTAGTAACACCAACTACACCAAGGTAGTCAGCTGCGTTACCAAGCGACGAAGCAGCGTTAGTTAGTTCTACATAACCGTAACGAGTCATGAAGCTAACTACTGGTTCGAATGTTAGCGGATCAAGCACAACACCACTGCTCATCAACGGAATGTATGGGCAATAGAAAGCGGCTGCGTCTGATTCCGAAGAACCTTTGTAACCGATTAGAACGTTGTCGCTTGATGCGTATGTGTTAACATAAACACGCATTGCGTTGTTTAGTGTACCAACTAGCTTAGTGTTAGTTGGTGCTTCGAAAGTACCTTCAGTAGTACGAGCAAAAGCACTGGTAGTTGCACTCTGTAGAAGAGTTAGAACAGTTGGCGAAACCACTGCCCAGTTACCAGCACCACGACGTGTACGCTGAGCAATCAAGTTGCTTACACGGTTGATTTGAACAGCCAATGCAGCATGTTCGTCACCAACGAATGTAGCAGTACCACTTACAGAAGCTTGGTCGTATGTTTCAACGGCACTACCTGCAAGAGTAGTCAAGCTACGTAGCACTTCTTGGTCAATTTCAGCAGTAATTTCTTGTGCAAGTGCTGCCATAATTTCTGCTTCAACGTCAATGCCGTGCATTGCTTGAGCATCTTGTGCAGCTTCAAAAGTCCAGCGAGCTGATAGCTTTCTTGACTTTGCTTCTACAGTTTGCTTCAAGATTTGAATGCTTAGTCTGTTACCAGCAGTACCTTCTAGAACAGAAGTGCCAGCAGCAGTATAAGAGTTCGAAACGTTACCTGAGTAACCTTCCGCAATCTTGAATGGTGAAAGAGCTTCTTCACCAGCAGTTACACTACCACCAGTACTATCAGTGAATGTATCACTGTAACGTACACGTAGAGTGTGAATTTGACCAACTGGACCAGTCATAGGTTGTACACCTACTAACTCGTTAGCGATAACAGTTGGCATTACACGGCGTATAACCGGAAGAATAACTCTGTTAAGAGTTGCGATATTACCAGCAGAAGTAGCACCAGCAGTTGCACTTTCTGAGAGATACTTACGAGTATTCTCAAGAGTAGTGGCCATAACTGCTTTTTTGTTGCCTTGTAGGCCTTCAAGAAGGGCTGTTTTTGTCTCCTGCCAGCGACTTTCTAGTAGTTCTGACATAATTTTCTCCTTATTTCAATCCAGCTAGTCGCTTAATGTCGAAGACATTACTGTCGCTAGCTTGTTTAATCGAACTATTTTCTCTATTGCCTGTGATTTCTTTGCCTTCTGATAAAACTGCCTTCTGCTTTGCTGGCGACTTACCGTCTATTACAGTCGGTAGATACTTGTCAAACGCAGAACGTAGTCTGTTGGTTTGAACACTTTCCAGTAAATCTGTCATTATACTTTTTTGATCTTTACTCAAAGGTGCAATTAGTTCGTTAAGAACTTTTTGACGTTCTTGAGACTCTACCAAACGCTTAACTTGTGAATTTTTTGATTCAACAAGCTTCATAGCCTTTGCAGCAAGAACTTTTGCTTCGGCTAGTTGTTTGTCTTTAGTTGAGAGTATCTTGAGTAGTTTTTTACTTTCTGAAGTTTCGTTTAGGTGACTATTTAAATATTCACTAGCGTATGCTTCGAAAATTTTACGACCAAAATCGTTTCTACGTGCAACATCAATATCATCTTTAAGTTGACTAATTTCGGACTTGAGTCCTTTAGCAACTGTTTCTTGAACTGCTTTTGCACTTCTAGCAATAAAGTCTGTTTTGACTCTTGCTATATGTTCTTTAGCTTCACGTACTAGACGTACTTTTGTTTCAGCTAAGTCTTTCTTGTCTTCTTGGAATTCTGCAAGTTCTTTTGCAAGTTGTTCTACAATAAATTCTTCAAGCACAGCAAATTTTGCTGCCATTGATTTTTGATCTACATGTAGTTCTGAAACTTCTTTAGCAAGAGACTCCGTTACAAATCTCTTTAGAAGATTTGCGTTCTCTTTCATAGCAATTGCATAACGTGCTTTTGCTTCAGCTAATTGTTTGCGATCATCGTGGAACTCCGCCATTTCTTCAGCGAGTTTTTCGCCAATCATAGCGTCAATTGCCTCGATCATAACACCTTTATCGTGTTCATATTTCTTAGCAAATTCTTCACGAAGCTCGGAGGTTACCATAACACGGTTTTCCTTGATTTTGATATCCCACGCTTCTTGAATTTCAGATTTCAATTGCTCAGTAATTGCATCACTCTCTAAAAGGGCTCTTAATGCTTCCATAATTTTCTCCTTTTATTGGAGCCTGCTTATTATATTTAATAAGCTCTCTGCAATGTATTTTTGTGCCTTTTTGTCGCCTTGTACTTCTTTACTAGTTAGAATTGCCTTGTAACCACCTCTTGAATTCATAAGGTGTTCGTATATTGGGGTAGGATAAGCACCTGGTGCACTAGGTTGTGCTACTACATCTACAGTGATTATCTCGAATTCGCTAACTTGTCCACTTCCGTCTTCGGCAACATTTCCGCTACCGCGCGATGAAACACCTAGCTTTACTCCGCTTTCCAGCATTGTTTTAACCAGTTGTCCCATCGGGGTAGGAAGTATTTTTAGTTTTCCGTAACCGTTTGGACCATCCATCCACATTTCTGTAATCATATGGCTTACACGATCAAGATTTATATTAAGACCTTCTGGATGATCTACTTCGCCGAGAACTGAATATCCACCAGTTACTTGATCGTTGAGAGTTCTGACAGCCCTGCCAATTTCATTTACAGGATATACTCGCTGATTAGCATTTCGTATACCACCCTGAATAACAATCCCCTTCATGTAAAGGTTTTTGCCTTCGTCGGCAGACTCAATTATCATTTTGGCTTGATCGAAACTCAAACTCTCTCTTAAGTAGTTCATTTTAGGTCCTTTTTTCTGCCTTACTTCGCTCTTCGTGGAGCACCATTTAACATGCTACCTGCGCCTTTATCAGCAGTCTCACCAGCGCCTTTTTTCTCAGCGCCGTGGCCTTTTGGTTGACCCTTCAATGATTTTGAAGCGTTACCACCTGGTACATTTACGTTACCAGTTCTCATGTCCTGTGGCTTTTGCTTGATCAAACTTGAACCTTTTAGTTGTCCTTTGTTTGCTTCAACGCCAGCTTCGGTATCACCGCGGACGATATTCTGAGTGCTGCCACCCATGTCGTTCTTACCTGCTACGATTGATTTCGAGTTTGAACCATTGTCGCCCATTTTACCAAATTGGTTATACTGTTGGCCGCCAACTTTTTCTACATACTCGCGCATTTCTTCGCCAGCTGATTTCTTTTTCTTGTCATCTTTTTTGTGATCTTTTTTAGCTTCGAACGCAAAAGATTCTTTTTCGCTGTCCATGTCATCGTCGCCTTCAGCGTCTTCTTCGCCTTCGTCGTCGAAGTCCATTTCGCCTTCTTCGTCTTCTTCGCCTTCTTCGTCTTCTTCGCCTTCTTCGTCTGACATCAATGCATCAAACTCTGCTTTGAGTTCTTCTAATGCATCTTCTAAATCTGCAAGACGATTGTCAACATCGCCTTCATCATCCATGCCATCAGTGTCGTCCATGCCGCCATCCATACCGATGTCGCCCATCATGTCGTCAGTAGCATCTCCGCCCATGCCCATTGCAGCGTCGCTGCCATCGCCTGGGGCATATTCGTCAAGGCCAAACATTTCGTCTAGCTCTTCGTCGTCTTCATCTTCTTCATCAGAAGCTTCGTCTAGCTCTTCATCGTCTTCTTCAGCAGCTTCGTCGACTTCTTCATCGTCTTCTTCTTCTGCTTCTATAATCGATTGATAAATTTCACGTGATTTTTCCACTACGATTTCATGGAAAAGTTCTTCGGCACCTGCACGATCTTCGTTCACTAGGCGCTCAAGCATTTCTTCAAACTTGTTGCGATCAGTCATTATATTCTCCTATATGTCAAGGCTGTCATTTATATTTACACTTTTTTAAAAAAAGTGCGTAGATATAGTATCAAACGAGCACATTTGTATTTTAATTAGCTAAATTAAATCTTTTTATAAAATTTTCTATAGTTATATGACTTAAATTAGATATTCCAACTAATACATCTGGTACAAAACTGTTTGTATTCTCAATAACTCTAACGTATTTAATCTTAGTATATTTTTTTACACAAGTAGAAGTTTGGCGGGTCCAGTTTCCAAAATACGTTGCACGATCATCGGATTTTTTATAATTCAGTGTTCCGGAATACACATTGTTAACCATTTCTTTTTTCTTTCCGGTGCCTTCGTAATCAAATCCTAAAATATAGATAGTGGTGTAATTGTGTTCACTGGCTAAATTCAATGCACTAGGCCCACTGCTCCATCCTAGGTTTGGATTAAACAAATTTAAACCGTAGATTTCTCTAGTGAATCTACTAGGGTTGGTCCATACTTTATTTTTTAAATGATATCCAGTAGCTGTAATTTCCTTGATCATTTTTGCATCAACTGCAACCAAATGATCTGGTGTAAATTCTCTATACAATGCATTACATCCATAAATTTTTCCATATGGTTTTAAATCAATCGGACGTATTGTTTTCCTACTTACACCGTTGCCCAATACAAATGCTACAGTGTTATCATCTACAGTTTCAGTATAAACTTTTTTATCTTCGGGTAATTTACTTGATAGTTTTTGTTGACGTTGTAGTAATTTTCTAAACCGACGTTCGTCTTTGGTTTCATTAGGAATATATTCTTTAGCCATACACTGCCTAATTAAATCTGTGGTTCTGCTGGTTGTTGAGCAACTATTGCATACATTGCACGTACATGTGAAAGATCTTTATTGGTTTCTTTTCTGTGCATGTCGTCAGCACGTCTTGCACGATTAATATCTTTTAATGTTAATTTAGTTTTTCTAGTATCGTCGAGATTGGCTACTGTCTGATCCTGCTTGGCATCAAACCGGTCGTCATCAACCGGCTCCATGGTTTTTTTATCAAAGTAGTATAGTTCACGCAATATCATAATGTATTTATGTTCCAAACGGTTGATTGCTCGGTGATGCGGGTGGAGCAGTACCACCAGCAGCAGCAGCAGGATTAGTAGCTGCGTTAGCGTCAGCTTCAACATCAGGCGCTATTTCACCTTCAGCTGCACCTAGGTCGTTGCTGATGTCAGAGCCAGTGATGCCTGCGCCGCGCATCTGTGCTGAAGCGTCTTGCTCAGCACCTTCAAACATATCGTCGTTTTCTTCCTTCCAAAGTCTTTCGTTTTCTGCTATTTCTTCTTTTGAAAGTCCTAAGAAACGCCCCATTGCAAATCTATTTGAAATAAAAGGAATTTGTTGCATTGCTGTAAATGTACTGATTCTGTTGCTATCCAATTCAGCTTGTCTATAACTTGCAAAGTTCTGTGGAGGTTGAAACTTTAAGTCAAACATTGCAATGTCAATGTTTACACCTTTTTCAGTGAGATAAAGTTTAAATTCAGAATTAAAAACTTCAGATATTAAGCTTTGCAAACGTTCGCAATAGTTGTTGAAACGTAATTCTTGAATGTATGCTGTTCCAACACGGCCATCATTGAAGTTACTTGCACTGTCATCAGCGCCAGTTGGAAGGTACGAACTTGGGATACGTAATCCGCGTACCAACTTATTAGTAAAGTATCGTAAGTCATCAATTTCTCCTAAGTTTGTACCACCTGGAAGAGTTTCAACCTTTGATCCACGACCTTCAGCAGTTTGAGGGAAGAAGTAATCTTCGTTGATACTCAGCGGATTGTATGTGCTGTCGATAACATTGGTACCGCCGCCGGTTTTTGAAGGTATTCTTCTTTGGTGAATTTCTGTTTTAACACGTTCAACAAATTGCATAGCAAGGTGACTGGGCATGTTACCTACATCAACATAGAATACTCTACGTTCCGGCGCACGTTGCACACGATAGATAATAATAGCATCTTCAAGCAGTTCTTTTTGTTTGTAAACTTTAAAAATACTTTCAAGCAAGCTGTTGCCAAACGGATAATTATTGTCCAATCCTTCAGATAAAGAAACATGAACAATATGTTCTGCATTTACAGCAGTTTCGTTGGATTCATTCATGAATCTACTGGTACTAGCATCTGGTGTTCTGCCAGTCATAAACTTTTGATCAAGAGTTTGATATCCAGGTTGATTGCCGCCTGGCCCGTATGCATTGGTTGTGTTGATTTTTGTTGCACTCAACGTTTCGTAAGAAATATTTAAATCTCTTATGATATACTGCTCAGGTTTTTTGCCTTCGCTTTCGTTGACAATAATTTTTGTAAGATTTGCAGGATCAACATGAAACCATTTTTTAGTTTCAGGATCTCTAATAAAGAATTGATCACCATATTTAAAAATGTTGCGTATGATTTTGAACATTCTAGTTTCAAATTCATTTATTTTACACCATTGCTTTAGATATTGACCTAAAATCTGAATTTCGGCATTGGTAGCAGCATTGTTAAATTGTATTTGAAACGGTGTATTGTTTTCTTTGTTTTTCTGTGTACAGAATTCAGCAAGAATATCCAGTGCAGCATTGACTTCACTGTCATTGTCCATGGTATTGTACTGTCCGTAACGTTCGATACGGTTAGGATTTCCTACATAAACGTCTGGCAAATGACTACTGTAATTTGCGGCAGCAGGTCCAAGGCCAGTACCTCTAGCAAAAGAAAACGGACTGTAACTTCCTGTAACATTTGTATTTGTCGGTACGGGGGTAAAATGCTTTTTCCACGACATTATCTATTAATTCCTCTATAATAATCTGATCCCAATCCTTTAACCCCTTTAACAGTTTTTGCTTGCAATCCAACACTGCTTTGTAACAATTCTGCAACCTTTATCATAGTAGTATTTAATTCTTCTACCTTTTTAATTAGAGAACTCTGGCTATCAGATGCCATTGGCGTTGAAGTAACAGTTGCAACTTTTTTGTTTTGGAAATCATAAAACGATTGTAGCAGATCGCCAGCAGCAGTATTTCTTGGAACCACTGCTTCTGAATTGTGCAGCATGGCCATAGTACCAGATCCAAAGTTTTGAAAACCGTTGGTTCCA